ACAATGCCTTGAGAGCTTCTAACATTTCTCTTCTCATAATTAGTCTACTAATGTACCGTGTGCTCTACGAATCTCTCGCAATGCTTCGAGATTCATATCTTTTGTTCCCCCATCATAGGGGTGAGCGTATCCTTCTGTGATCATTTGTTCGTTAAGGGACAATTCTGAGTCCCCAATGTATAACCACCCAAGAAGACGGCCATATTTCCCAACGCCACCGTCAAGTTCAGTACGGATAACAAGATCATCGTCACCAGCCACAGCACCTTCGAGTTTCGCTTTGAGCCATTCGGTTGCGTCGATTCCAAGTTCCTTCTCCTCTAGGTTTCTGGTCCTTTTCTCCGGCGTATCAACTCCTGCAACTCTAACTCTTTCTTTCTTGTATAGATCAAACCCGAGATCAATAGTAACATCAATAGTATCGCCATCTACTACCCTATCAATTTCTATTACTCTGAAATTATAACAACTCTTTCTACTTGGGGGCGTCATTCCTGCCATAGTTCCCACTCCTTTAATGCTTGTTTTAGAACATCCTCTACTGGAGTTCTTTTCTTTTCTGCTTCATACTGTTTGATTTTCTGAGTCAGTACACCGACATTCATTTCTTCTTTTTCAAATGTTGCTGCGTCTGCTTGACCAATAATGCCAACCAGTGTGACAGCAGCAGTGATTACTGCACCGGCACCCCATACCCACTTCTCAAGTTTACGAACTCTCTCACGAAGTTTTTCTATCTCTTCGTTCGTGTCATCAACACGCTTATGAACCATTTCAATACGACGAATAGAATTATCTAGAGTGCTGTCTATTACAGCAATCTTTGTATCCTGTTCTGCATCTTTATTAGTAAGGTCACTCATCTTCCAACTCATCGAATGCCATTCTCATTATATAGACAATATAGTACGTAACTCCGGCAAGTAGTATTATTAGAGATATAATAACACTCCAAACTGGGTCGGCAACATTATCAAGCGGACGTAATAATAAATTCATTTTTTAGGTGTTAGGGCATATGCTCCGTAAACTGCTACTGCCAGGAGACTCAGTGTTGCTAATATTGCCATAATTTATTTCCTATAAGGTAGTGGCCAAGTAATGTGCATTGTATAGCACAATAGAGAGATAAAAGCAAATACAAATACCGAAGCCATAAATTAAGTTCAATTACTTATATCTATATCATTCTGGTTCGCAATCCATTTGCATTGTTGCGATTTCCGCACCAATATCTGCACCAGTATCCTGTCCTAACATTACCATCCAACCAGATACTAACCAACCAACATATGGGATACCTGTGAAGATAGGAGCAATGCCTGATGCAACACTAGCACCGACCATTCTTCCGGTTGACTCTCCAGCGCCCTCCGCTTTTATGCATTCCAGGTTTTGAGCAGTCAACTTTCCCCCAGCACCTCCTAGATGCCTTGCCCCATCCATTGTATATTCTTCTTCTGTAATTAGATTCGTGGTTCCACCGATACCAAAGAATCCATTCTTCTTGTCTAATGTCTTTGTAACACCCATCACCTTAGGATCATTGGCGTTATATCTTATGCTATAACCATCTGCACCTGCATCTACACTGTATGATGTGTAGTCACCCACAGGTAAATTGATGATAGGAAGTTTCTCCCTACCAATCAGGTGTCCCAATAAACCAATATGAGCGACACCGAACAGTGTTCCTACTGTCAGTGCCGCCCACTTAAATGGTGATCGTTTGTTAGTCATGACTACATCTTGTAAGGTTCTTCTGCCTTGTCAACTTTCAGAACTACTGGTGCCTGCTCGATACGGAGAGTCTGGTGTGGTGCAGTCTGTGCTGCTTTCTCAATCAGTTTCTCCATCTGGTCCTTAGTGATAGCAGCACCGCCACCGCCGCCGCCATTACTGTCACCAGATTTCTTCGCTGCCTGAACCCCGAAAGTAGCTAAGACCCCGGTGAAGACCGAGGCAATGAATGTTGGATCCAGTTTTTGTTCGGGTATTCCAAGTGCAGGAGGTAGTTTGATGTATGCCAGAGTGAGAATTCCACCGCTCCACACAAGAATACCAAGGCGGACAAAAGTAGAGAGAATTGCAAGTTGTTCTTCCTTATCATCTGTCGCTTCCTTGATTTTACCGAGAAGACCTTTCTTTTTAGGTTCTTCCTTCTTGATTTCCTCTGGCATATTTAATTGGTAAGGCAGCTCTATTTAGAGATGAAACCTTTTTCAACCAGATATTGACGTGTTAGTGGTGTTGGTTCGTAGTCAGTCCACATGGTTCCGCGAGCACAAGACTCAAGTGCTCTAGCAGTCATGCCTTCTGTTTTACCTGCCCAGTATGCTTCCTTCTCCCAAGGAATTGCATGGGGCATAGTTCTATATGTACGCTTTACAATCTCCTGATACATCATGGGAACAGTATCTTCAGGTAGAATGATAGCAATCATATTATTTTCAATCGTTCCTGCCATACAATCCTGTGCTGCATGCCATCCTTCATGACGCATGACACTCATCAATACACCAGGACGATGCATATATGCTTTGTTTAAAAAGAAATTATTGCTTACAGTGTGGTATACGCCACGGTGCCCGACAGGGAAATACTTCTGGTCTGCTAGAAAAACTTTAACTCCGATCTTGTCAAGTGATCTGAGGAAAGAATTAAACTCAGCAGTAACAATGTCGTAATTAACAGCAGGTATCTCAGAATTGATATCTGAGATGGAGTTAATTTGTTTGACATCTTCTACACATTCTTGAAGCAACATGCATCCCATAGAATGCATGGTGAAGTATTCGTTATCTTTGAGGGGGTCGGAATGGACAGGTAGGGCAACCGCTGCCGCAGCAACCACTGCTGCAATAATCTTTTTCATTGGTAGTATGCCTCATAGTATTTGACAATGCCATTACTATTTACATGTCCTTGCGAAACCCAATCGTGGCAGCATGCGGTGATGCTTTCCATACTGTGCTTTGGTTCTCCATTTTCATGAATGAGACCACCATACTTGTTCAGAAGAATGTTATAGACGTGCTGTCTAAGTTCCATCTTCTCATCGCAGTAGCGCCAATCGTCAACCATACCTTCTTTTTGCAACCTGTTGTAGTTATAACATCCATCAAATGTAAGTTGGATTTTAGGTGTTTTAGATTCCGTCATGATAATCAACTAGTCCCTCCCAGTAAAGGTAACTCCAAGTTCTTTTAGGTGGGAAGTATGTCTCCCAGATTGGTGTATCTGAGTTACATGCTTCCAGTGCGTCAACAGTCATCCAAGGCATGTCCATTGACCATACTGCTTCTCGTTCAATCCTGACAGTATGAGGATCAAATCCGTAGCGAGCAAATGTTTCTTCAATAACTTCAGCAGGAATTTTATTCGCATCGAGCATAGGCATGATGTCAGAGTTGTGCATACCACCACCCATACAATCCTGTGCTGCATGCCATGCTTCGTGACGCAATGCTCTGATGAACATCACAGGATCATCAGTAAATCCTTTGTTCAGAAAGATTTTATTTGTATCAGAATAGTACAAGGCACGATACTCTTCCACAAAATACTCTGGGATTGATTCGTAAACCTCAACACCCATCTGATCTAGATTTGCCAGGATGGTTCTGATTTCATCATTGTAATGATAATCACTCATCTTGACTTTGCTCACACCAGCAGTGCATTTGCCGTGACGCATGCATTCCATTGCTTCATAGGTATAGAAGACAGGATCTTCTTTCTGTTCTGCAAGAGTGGGAACAACTAATGCAACTGAAGCAAGCAGACCAAACAAAAGTCTTTTCATAATAAAAAATTCAAATTAACGATATTGACCCCAACCAGTACCAGATTGCCAGGTATGGTCGTCAAGATTTACATTCTCTTGAAAGGTCTCTGAACCTCTTTGTTCCCAATGCTTACCATTTTTGGTAGCAGTGTCGTACATCACTTGATGGATGTTCTTTGGTTCAGAACTTGGAGGTTGGTATGATACTTGCTCTCCAGTGATCTGATCCATAGGAACGGGTTCACCTGTAACGAAATCGACTTCCTCATTATAAGGGATTGCGAACCAGTCGTCAACCACTCTGTCAAAATCATCATCTATGGATCGTGGTGGGGTATATGTTCTCAATGCCTCAAGGTCACTGTGACCCCAAGGCGGCATGTTATCAATCTCTTTACAATCAACAATATCTTCGTCGATTACACATTCAACCTCAGTTGTTGAAATACCAACAACCTTTTTAATAAGAGACTTGAGTTTGCGAATCATGATTGCCAATGATAGTGATAGAAGTTTCCTCTAGTATCGCACATTGGATCTTGGGACGCAACTCTATATCTGAGCATACTCTGACCTTTAAAATCAGTCCTATCACCAATGATGCTGTATGCCTTCAAAAGGTTTTGCTTACCTTCTTCTGACATAAGTGTTTTTACAAGATGAGGATCCGCAGTTGGACGCCACCTAGTAAATCCTTCATACTGCCCTGGTGCATAAACAACGTCAGCAACAGTGTTTGGGTAGAGTGGAGAATTGACACGGTTGAGAACAGACACTGCTACACAATACGAGTCGAAACTTCCACGATGGGTTTCAACTTGAATTGTTCTAGCAAGGTGATCGTAATCAACAGCACTCAGTGCTAAAATAGTTTCTAAAATCATAAGTTAAAAAAAGGGGGGCTCTGCCCCCCACACGATACAATGAATATATCAGAAGCTGTACTTCAGACCCAGCTTGCCGCCGTAACCGTTGTTGTCGGAATCGTCAGCAGTCAGGAACGACAGTTCGCCATACACGCCCAGTTGATCAGTCACAGGAACGCCAAGACCCGCCTTACCAGAGAACTGAACGTCGCTCTCTTCACCGTCAGGAGAAACCAGAGCAGGACCAGCCTGGACGTAGTAGGAAGCAGCACCCAGGTCGCCTTCGTAACCTACGTGCAGGTCAGTGGTAGCGCCAGAATAGTCATCACCGGTCCAACCAGCGTTGGTCTCGACGTTAACATAGGGACCTGCAAGGGCAGCGCCAGCGGACATGGACAGTGCAGCAGTTGCTGCGAATACAGATTTAAACATTTTTGTTACCTTTTAGTTACTTGCGGAATGGTTACCCGCAGATGGATAGGGACTCGACTCGTCCCGTTGTGGATATTATAGCACAGATTGGGCGCGAATAATTGAGGCGGTAAGTCTGTTGTAATTCGTAACATAAGTCACGAATAGGTATTTATACATCCGAAATAGTAGTATAACCGAACCTCTTCCCGTTGTCAACCCCTATATTCTTCTAAAGCTTGGAGGACATAATTGAGATACCGGTGTGCCATGTCCCGTTCTCCCTGTGTTTTTGACTGCTCCCAGTCAACTTCGTGCTTCAGTTTCAGGACACGGCACTTGATTTCTTCCTTCGTTACAAAATTCTTCGGCATGTATGTTTTTTGCGATACATTATTTACTAATCAAACAATGGAAAAGACTGTTTTCTTAATTTTTTAAGGGATTCTGGGTCATTTCCATACTCTCCCATGTGCATATACACACAATCAATATACCTCAAATCATCATGAGGTGCAAAGTATGTGTGTACATCACAGAAACTTACAATCTCTTGTGGGACATCCATGTGCCTGATAACAGCACCGGGGTCCTCCATAAAAAAGTGGGGGATCATCGTCTCATAAACTCCTTACATTTTTCAGGGTTGTTCCTACACCAGTTGAAGACATAGGAATCAGCATCAACTTCCATGGAATGGTGTGCATGATTGTGCAGCATTCCAATCATAATCAATACTCCCACCGACAGTATATTGAAATGTGTTGCCGGGTGGTAGAGTATTGCTTTCAGATATTGTTTCATTCAGTTTCAGTAGGTGGATTAGGCCAACCAGCAGGACACATAGGAACCTGGTACTTACCATTCATAACGTAATCAATAACTTTTTGACTTACCAACATAGCTGGTTGTGGAGTGGAATCCCATTTAGAAGGCATATCCAACCACACTTTACCTGTTTCTTCTGCTGGTGTAATGCTTCTTACACATAGGTCAGGCATTTCGTAATCCATTACTTTTGCTCCATAGGGGGTAGTCTTCCCATATAGGGATCGTAGTCAAACAACTGTTCCCAGTTCTCAAGTTGAGATGCTTGATTAGTCCACCACTCACGGATACCATCTCTACTTGGGACATGGAATGTATCAATGTGATCCTTGTTCCAGATCATTGATTCAAGATGTGGAGGAGAGAACAGCAGGACAGGCATAGCAAAACTGTTACCAGACTCATAGATCAAGTGTTCAGAGTTGCATCTTGGTTTTGCCTTGTAGTCCAATTTATATTTACCATCCCGGTAGCACAAATCCATCAGTTTCTTAGCATGATGTCGTGTAATCATGTAGCAGGCAGTAGAGAAGTCATTGACGAATCTCTTATGCAGTGCTACATGAAGGGCACCGGGATTGATGACTGCAAGTTGAACCAGGTCATAGTCGAAGGGCATCCTTGAATAGAATTCCTTCCAGGTAAATGGCCAATGCTTCACCACAGACAGGTCACAGTCATCCTCCATCATGATAGCACAGGAAGTATCAGATGTGGTATACCAGTGATGAATCGCTTTCAAGTGTGATGTACAGCATCCAACGTCAGTCGGACCCATTTGGTCAGGGTAGCGACCCTTCAGGATACCGCTCAGGTCATCTTCACCAGTGCCATCGTATCCAGAGATACGGGTATAGTCTTCGATCTCCCAGTATGCAAACTGTTCTTCCATATACTTTTGACGTTCTGGACTACGATCCAGATTCGTATAGTAGATCGGTGGGAGACCTTTGAGTTTATATGCTGCTTTGTTCTTATCCATTTTTAATCCATTCCAATACATCAACCTCAGGTTTCCACCCAATGACTGATCTGATCTTATCTATATTTGCAAGAGTAGTCTCCATCTCACCTTCACGTTTGGGTAGATACTTCTGCTCAGGAGAGATCAAGTCAGCAATCTCTTGGATTGAATAGTTCTTGCCACTACCTACATTGAAGACTTCACCGTTGTGTCCTTTGAGAGGCATAATAGATGCCAGATAGTTTGCACGAGCAACATCCTTTACATAGATAAAGTCTCGTTTCTGTGAACCATCACCAACAATAGTCAGTGGTTCTCCTGCCTCTTTCTGTCTTTCAAAGATACCAATGACTGGTGCATACTGACCCCTAGTAGGAGATCGCTCACCGAATACATTGAAGTATCTGAGGCATATCGTATCCAAACCGTACAGGTTAGTGTACATCTTACAGAACTTCTCTGCTGCAACCTTAGAAGCAGAGTATGGATTCAAGCAATCGTCTGGTTGTGTTTCGACACTTGGAGCAGGATTGTTACCATACCCTGAGGAAGTAGATGAATATACAAATCTCCTCACACAAGCATTCCGTGCTGCTTGTAGCAGCACAGTTGTTCCGACACAGTTCCTAGTGACTGCATCAATAGGATTCTTGATAGCAGGTTGCAGACGTGACTCAGCAGCAAGGTGGAACACATAGTCAACACCTTCCATTGCGGCACTCATTGCAGAATAGTCAGTGATATCAGCATCCACATGTTCTGCCCTAAGATTGCCGTAGAACTTATCATTGTTTGCACTATGATTATCAACCACAACAACATCATGGTTTAGGTACACCAGATAATCTACAACATGGGATCCGATAAATCCTGCACCACCGGTTACTAAACTCTTAGTCATACTTTTCATCTCGCCTTGGCATAATAGAATCGTGAATCAATGTTTTGAGTCTGGTACTAGAGTACTCATGGTCTCTAGACAACCAAACAATTGGAATACCCAGACCAACACCACTATAACTTCCATCAGAATAATCATCACCTAGGAAACGTATAGCATACTCCCCAGACTCTAGCATTGCAAGGTATTGTTCCTCAGTGTCATAAAAGACAACATCATCGATGTTTCGCATACCCAGAAGGATCTCTTTACGCTCCTCTGCTGTCTGAACTGGTTTTAGTTTATATGCTCTCTCGGTTGATGGATCAACGTGGAGTGCCACAGTCAGATGATTACAATACTTCTTTGCATCATCAAACATACGAACATACCCTGGATGGATTACATCAAAGGCACCTGCAATGATTCCTTTCTTTTGTGGTTGCCCTAGAATCCAATCGAATACATTAGCACCCTTATCATCAATGAACAAATCAGCAGTAGGTTTGTGGAACATGGGTTCCAGTTCGTGATACTTTACACCCCAATTACTAAGACTCATCATAGTTTGAACTGTCCAATCTTTACCTGACCCTCTACCGCGAGCAGTCATGATAATAATATGATGCCCTTCATCATAAAGACGATTGATTGTCTCTACCATGAAGGGGATAGGAAGTGAATCCCAATATCGTTGATTGTGCCCATCAGGGTCACAGGGAGTATCACAGATAGTCCCATCCAAATCAAAACAATATT